CTAGCTCCGCGTTCGCCAGTCGTATTTCTGTACGTAGTGTTTCAAGGGAGGTGCTTACCCTCTGTACCGGCTCTCGCTGGTTATCGTCCGCCATATGGAGCCGTCCCGTCTGGCCGCTGGTAGTTGAACCCATTGTTCAGGTTGATCGGACTACCACGGTGCATCAGGTTCCAGATGACCGGAGCCAGCGCACCGCCAGCGCCTGCACCCAGGGCGAATCTGCCGAGAGCGTCAGTGCTAGCGAAACCAGCCTCATCCCCAGCACGTCGCTTGAGCGTGTTGGAGAGGGTCTTTTCCGTGACGAATGGCGTCTGGATGTGCGGAGCCTGCTCACCCCGGAGCATAGCCCCGAGAGTGTAGCCCTGGTCGTCCGCACGACGAAGTAGGTTCTGACGACCAGCCATAGCGATATGGCGGTCGAAGTCCTTGTTCGCCAGGACAGCCTCAGCCAAGTCCGCGTGCTCACCCATCCGGGATAGGAGGCCGGGGTTAGTGACCTCGCCTGCCGGATAGCTGACGACACGCGCTGCATCACCAAGTTCGGACGCACCTTTGCCCAGCCTGCCCGCGAGGGACGGAGCCTTCGCCAGACCGAGGCCGGGGATAGCGAGTGTGGCGAGCGCACCAGCGCCTTCCGGTGTGGAAGCCTGCTGCTTGAGGCCAGCCAACTCGACCATCATCTGCTTACGCCACTCGTCGGAGCCAGGCATGATGGGATGCCGGAGTCCGGTAGCGACCACCTTCGCACCCTGCCACATAGAGCGGGGATCGAAAGCGGTGACCGCGCCCTTGAGGAACCCGCCGACCGCGCCGAGGGGAGCAGCCTGTGCGGGCTGCGGAAGCGGAGTCGAGAGAGTGGAGATAGGGGTGTAGCCATAGTTACCCTGAGGGGCACCAGCGGGCTGAGCATAGGGGCCAGACGGAGCACCATAAGACACTTGTGGCTTGGGCGGCTTGGGTTGGTACATACCGCTGCCTTCTGCTAGGGCCATCTGTCCTCCTTATCTGAATTGTCCGTGTAGGATGAATGAAGGTGCATACTGCTGGATTGCTGCCCGGAACCGTTCGGGATAGGCGGGTGAGCCTACCTGCTCCCCGAGCTTATGCTGCGCCAGGGCAGCGTAGGCGTCAGCCAGACCCTCCACGTCGCCAGGGGCGTGTGCCCATTTGTACGTTGGGAACTGGTTGGTGTGCGCCCACTCATGTAGCAGCGTCTGATCGGCCAGGGCTTGAGTGTTCGGCCCCATCGGATTGATCTGAGTGTCGCGTGCTGGATTAGAGAAGTGCGGGGTGCGTGCCTCTCCGACCCACGCCCATGCGTCAGGCTGTTGCTGCGCGGGATAGAAGGTCGGGAACGGCATGTTCGGTTGCGGGGTGATGTTCTTAGCTTGCAGCCTAGACCACAACGCCCGCTGCACATTGTACGCCTGCTTGTCCTGCGACGTGGGCAGACCCTCAGTGAAGTTGAGAGGGTGGCTGCGACCGATGGCATCGTAAGCAGGGTGCGTTGGCATGGGAGTATTGAGTTGCTGGACTAGCTGGTGAACGGGCGATGGCTTAGGAGTGCCGCCGCCGCCTGGATCAAGCATCGCGGCCTCCTTACGCCATCAGGTTGGAGCCAGCTTGCATCTGAGCAAGGGCTTGGATTAGTTGCTCGACCTGTGCGGACGAGCCACGCTTGCGACGCCGGAGCGGAGCGACCTGGCCGAAGCCAGCCGTCTCGTCGGAGAGACCCTGGTAGGTGTCCTGCTGCTCCTGCGTTGCTACTTCGCTTGCCCCTTGCGGAACACCACCGCCGCCTACGTCGGTTGCTGTACCTTTGTAGACGCCTCCGGTGCCGATTGGGGCGTAGATGTTTTGTCCCTGCATCTTGCTGCCTTCGGGGACGCCAGCCACGTAGCGGTTGGCAATCCACTTGTAGACATCTGCAAGGCTGCGCTTGTCGTTGGGATTGGTGTCCGTGATGTCGAACGCCTCGCCAAGCTGTCTCCGCTGTCCCGTGATAGGGTCGCGGAAGTACTGCGGCTTGCCCTGCTTGTCGGTGAAGGTGCGGTAGTGGTAGGACGGATCGCCGCCACCTGAGTAGTCCCCGTACTGCGCGGACTGACCAGCGTGAACAGGATTGACCGCTCCCGTCAGGGGGTTCTCCCCGAACTGGAAGCCTCTCCGACCCCACTTGTTCTCCGACTGGAGCAGGATGTAGGGGTTGACCGCTCCCTCGTGGACGTGGGTAGCATGAGCCTGGGCTAGTTCAGTGCCAGGGCTGGACACCCACTGGCCCTCAAGGACAGCCGGGTTGTTCTGATAGATGAGTTCCATCAGGCCCGCCATCTTCTGCGGGATCGTGCCGCCACCAGTCTTGACCGCCTTCTTAGCCTCGGGATAGTAGCCCCAACGCTTCTCCACCTGTGCGGCGGGGTTCTCAGGACGCTCAAACTGCGTGACGATGGCATCGAGTGCAGGCCGACCGGACAGGCCAGCAGCCACGTTGTTGATGGCGTTCAGGCCGTACCGGATACCCGGCTTAGACCAGGCCCAGGCGTCAGCCGCCTCAGGCCGGTTGCGGAACTGCTCGGGCAGGGCACCGTGGTTGTATAGCTGGAAGGGGCCGTAAGACCCACCACCAGCCAGGTCGCCAATATCGCCTTCCCGGTTGTACCAGCCACCCTCACCAGCCGCGTCTGCAAGGATCGCTGCCGGGTCGAGGTTCTTCTTCCGGGCGTACCGGATGACCTGCTGGATGAACGGGTTAGCGCCACCGTAGGTGTTCCCCATGCTGGCGAGCGAGATAGTCGAGCGACCATCAGCCGCGCCAGGGGCGAAGTTTGCGGTGTCTAGCGCAGGGTTCTGCGCGTAGGTCATCATGATGTGCTCCGCCAGCGCCTGCGCCGGAGTCTGAACCGGGGGCGGAGGCGGCGGAGTGGGATTGCTGATTACGTTGTTCTGCGGGTGCCAAACAGGCCCGTTATTCCCGGAACCAATCGGAACGCCCATTTAGCCTCCCTTCTCAGCGAGGCCAAGCTGTCGGAGCTTAGCTTCGTATAGGTCTTTCTTAGTGATGCCCAGGAGCGACAGGAAGTTCTGCTCCGGGCTTTTCTTGTAGAGCGTCGGCCCGCTATAAGTGTCGGGCGAGACTATGGACTTGCCAAGCTGGAACTGAGGCAAGCCCGTCACCGGGGATAGAAGTGACGTGCGGGCGCTTTGTGGGGTGCCTGTAAACAGGTTCTTCTCTGCCAGGGCACCAACGCCTGCGGTGACAAACGGGTTGAGTAGAGAGCCGTAGGTCTCTCCCAACGTAGGGACATCCCCGCCTGAAGCTAGACCAAGGGTAGCCTCGCCAGTACGTGCCAGTTCGCCCACCTGCGCCCACGGGTTGAAGGACGCCGTGGAGATAACAGGCCGCCGCAGGATGCCGCCGTTGGGCTTGTTCCCACCGATGGGGAGCAGACCCTGGCCGAAGTGGGGGATGACTCCCCCGAACTCCTTGGTCACCCAATCGCTACCCTGCTGACCAATCTCGGTCATGAGGGCGGTGCGGATCGGCTTGTCCAGCGCCATGTGGACGGAGTTACGAACGATGTGCCTCTGCCAGGCGTAGAACGGGCTGATGGTCTTGAGTGCCCGCTCAGGCCCGATGAGGCTGGCGTAGTTACCCATCACGTCCTGCACGTTCTGATTGACCGTGCGAACGAGGTCGGGATTCTTCTGAAGTACCTCCGTGGCTGCGCGGTCGAACAACTCGTCACGCGACAGCTTCGGGTCTTTCTTGTGCATGCGCTTCATGGCCGCTGTGACGCGGGGATCAGCGCGGACTTCGATCATGATGGAGGCGATGCGGTAGTTCCGCTCTGCATGGGAGCCAGCCCACCCGAAGGTGTGCCTAGCGCCACGCTCCAGACGCCCCTGTGGGTGAAGGCCGGGGTTGTCGAACAGCGTGCCGCGAGCGCCCTTCTCTGCGAGAGAGGTCTCGTGCAGCGACTGTCCAAGCTGGTTAGCGAAGTGCTGCTGGAGCCAGTTCTGCGGCCCCATTTCCTTGATCGCCTTCGCCATGTCAGCGTCGGCCATCTTCCAGCCCTTGAGTCCGTGCTTGTAACGGAGGTACTGACGCATGCCGAACAGGGCACCGCTCCCCATGTAGTTCATGGAGAACATCAAGCCGTTGCCAATGAAGTTGTTGACGAAGAACCGGGGCGAGTAGCCCAGGATGATGGTTTTCCAGATGGAGGTACCGCGATAGAACTTCTGCATCAGAAAGTTGGTCGAGCGGGCAGCGTCGATGCCGGAGTTACGGGCGGTGTGCCTGTCCGCGAGGACGTGGTACCGCTTGTTCGGATCGACCTTGCTGGCGTCCGCTCCCCACTTCTCGATCAGTTCCTTACCCGTGAATTCGCGGGTGTTCTTAGGGTTCGTGATGCGGTGGCCGAGGTGCTCCATGTCTGCGAGCGCCTGCTGCTTAGAACCGGAGCCGAAACCGCGACCCTTCTCGACAACACCACCCTTACGGTAGTGCTTCTTCGCACGCGTGATGCTGTGACGGGTAGCGACGGGGGAGTAGGAGATATCGTTATACTTCCCACCCACCTCGACATAGCGGTTCGACTCGACAGCATGGGCCACGAGCCGGTCGTACCAGTCGTTAGCGATCTTGACCATACCGTGATGCTTGACCTGCCCGGTAGCCCCGTCGTAGACGGAATCCAGGTACTTGTCCAGCATCTGCATCTGCCAGCGCAGAGCGCCGACCGAGCCACCCAAGCGGGCAGCAGCGGACATTTCATAGCTCATCTGCGGGATGGAGCCGAGGGTACCGCCACGGGTAGCGAAGTTCTGCATGAGCTTGTCAAGCTGCTCAGCACGGAATTTCTGTGCTACGCCCTTACCAGTCTGATAAGGGATATCAAAGCGGGCTTCATCACCCACACGGATGCGCCCGGAGGCACCCACCGTGTCGTGCTTGTAGAGGGTTCTCGACCCCTCACGGTAGTAGGCGGCCAGTCGGTCAACTCGACTAGGCTCGGCCATACGCTTGGCGAATTGTCCAGGCTTACTACCGCCCTCAACGATGACACGCTCAGCGGTGTTCTTCAGCCCAGCACGGGCTGCACCGCGAGCAGTGACACCGGCATACTCCGCCTTGGAGAGGAGCGACGCGCCTTTACCGGCAGCGGTCGCACCACCCGTGAACAGAGCCGCCACGTCGAGGATGGGGCCAAGGGGATGCTCGTAGAAGTTCTTAGCCCATGTACCGGGGTGGCCGGTGAACAGTGGTGCCCAATCCGCTGCGACTCCCTTGCCGATAGCTTCGACGGAATCGACCGGATCGGTAATCAGGTGATAGGTGCCGGGGACGAAGCCGATAGCCGCGTCCCCAACATCAGAGAGAAGGTGCTCAGTGAAGTGCAGGGGCGCACCCAGGACGTTGCCTAGGATTCCATGCCCACCACCGGAGCTAGCGCCAGACGAGCCAGGTGCTGCGCTGGATGCTTCTCCGTAGCCTAGACCCGCCATGACACCTCCTTATTGTCCGCCTCCGAATGAGCCGTTAGGCTGGAGGCCGTAGTGTGTACCTGCGAACGCGTTGTAGTCACCTGCTACGTTCGCCTGAATGTAGTTGCGAATGCCGTCGCGCACCGCCGGGTCGGAGAGGTTGAGACCTCTAGCCCGAGCAGCCGCGTAAGCCTTCTGAAGCAGTTGGTTGAAGTCGCCCTGAGGCGCTCCGCCCTGATCCTTGTCAGCGAAGAAGTTTACATTGCCGAGTGCGGACTGGAGGGCAGAACCCTTCTCCAGAGCAGAGGGGCCATCGGTGCTGTCAGCAAGATGCGGGACGCCCAGGATGTTATCGACCGTCGGGTTGTCCCCAACGAGACCGAGAAGCTGCATGATGTTATCCATGTTTGCGGACTTAGCCGAGGAGCGAGCGGCCACCTTAGCGGCCTGCGCCTGTGCGATCTGCGAGCGGACATCAGCCTCAGCCTGTGCGCCGAGTCTGGCCTGCACAAGCTGCTGGTATGATCCCTGTCGGGCAGCGTCAGCCGCCTGATTGCGGGAGAAGTTAGCTTCATTCTCCGCCTGGGAACGGACGTATCCGGCCTGCCTAGCAGCCGTGCGGCCCACGGTACCGGCCACGTTAGCGTCAGCGATGCCACGCATGAGGCCGCGACCAGTGCGGGTGTCTCCACGGGCAGCCCTGCGGCCTGACTTGCTGGCAGCCTTGGCATTGCCCTGGTACATATCCCCAAGTTGGCCGAACCAGGAACCGATGTCGGCCTGGCTCTGCGCGGTCTGAGCGCCGATCATGCCGAGGTTCTGCTGAAGGGCGTGTATAGCGGCCCTCTGAGGCGCTGTAGCGGCGCGTAGCTGGCTCTTACTGTTGGCCCCACTCGCCATACCCATTAGCTGTTCAAAGAGCGTAGGCGGCGTCTGAGGGGCTTCCTGGGGGTGTAGCTCGGGGTTCTTGCTGGGATCATAGCCTCGTGCAGCAGCGATCTGAGCGATGTGCTCTGCGATAGCCGCAGGCATACCGAGTCCGCGAATAGCAGCCGAGTCTACGAGGTTGTTCCCACGCCGTTCACTGATGTCCGGCACGCCGAACTGTGCAAGGACTTCGGGAGGAACCGGGAGTCCATTCTGGCCGTACCAGGACTGTGCATCGGCTAGAGAGGCGAATTTGCTTGCCATATTAGCTCCCTGGAGGTGCAGCGGGGGTGAATGCCCCAGCCGCGATAGCGTTCATAATCGCCTGGAGCGTACCGGAAGTCTCGGTGGCACCCTTCTGCCACCTAGCCTCGGCACGTCCGAGCCTGATGCTCGACAGACGATCCTGGAATTCTTTTAGAAGTTGTGCAGTTTCCTGACCCTGGGCGAACAGCGCCGTGTTCCGCTGCTGTGCGCCAAGTCCCTGACCTCCGTACATGCCGACGAGTCCAGCTTGCTGCTGAGCGTTGGTGAGGGACGTGAGTTGCGCGCCCTGATTACGCTCCAGTAGCTGACGCTGGCCGTACACATTATTAGGGTCAATATGGCCGTGTGCGCCCATTCCATAGTAATCAGTAGTCTCCTGCTGCTGTTGGTTTAGCTGGTTTACAGCGGAGTGGTACGCATGCTGGGCCAGAGTAGAGCTTGAGTTCGGGGGGATCGGTGCCCCCTGATACAGCCCGGACGGGACTGGATTTGGCATACTACCCTCCTTAGGTGTAAAGTGTAAGGTGTAAAGTGAAAGGTGGCCCGCTGCTGGCCGTCGCCCTAGCTCGGAGGCTGTCGTGACGATACGCCGGTTGCGGAAATGTAACTCAGAGTACGGAGAGTGCTAGCCCCTCGCCCGCCTCTAGCATAGGCTTCAATGGGAGGCTCTAAGATACCAAACCGCAGCGTCAACCACCTTTCACAATGGTTACGCAGCCTTGATGATATAGTGCATCGTGATGTAAGGCTGCAAGTTGTTATGCGCTGTATCTGATCCCGTGCTCGCGGTCGAACCCGAGATAGTGTGGGTATGTGCGGAACCAGCCGCCGTCGTACCAGTAACGGTGTGGTTGTGGCTCTCTGCGATAAGCTGCTGAGTAGAACCACCCTGCCTAGCGAACACGGTCGAACCAGCACCAAGACCACCGGCACCGGAGGCGCGATAAAGCGTACCGCCGTTACCGTCTGCGACAGTCGTGGTGTTGTTGGAGGTTGCAAGAGAACCGTTACCGTGTGTATGCGAGGACTCGTTGGCATTTACCAAGGTACCAGTACCGTGGGTATGCGATGCCAGTTCAGCGGAAGTCAGGACGTGAGTTTCCTCACCGCCCGTCTTACCCGCATTGGCGAACGTACTTCCGTCCAGACCCACCGGAACGCGCTGGCGAAGGTCAGGCACCTTGAATTTGGTGCCCGCCGTGCCGCTTGACACACCGCCATAAGGTGAGTAGTAGGCGAGGATGCTGCCCGACATAGCCGAGCCGGAAGTGTTGATCGCCGCACCACCACGCGTAGCTGCGACCCGAAACGTGTCCGAGCCGTCAACCCCCGCAGACACGATGAAGTACTGCGTACCCTTTGTGAGGCCCGTAGGTAGAGAACCGGAGCCAATGAAGATGATAGCATCACCGTTGCTGACCGGAATATCCGGGGAGGATACCGTTACCACGCCTGGAGAGGCCGCTGTAATGCTCGTTACACCATCTAGGAGCGGCTGTAGTATGTTTTTGAGTGCTACTAGGTCGGAAGGCCCATAGATGTAGTCTGTCGCGGTATCATACTCGGTACCGTCGCAGAGCAGCCACCCCCTAGGAACTAGGCTAGAGTGATGTCCTGCGAATGGAGCGACAAGCCCGATGGGATTGAGCATCCAGTCGGACCTACCAGTACCCTCCAATATGCTGTAGTCGTAAGGCTCGTAACTCTCGGCATTGAGGCCATCCACCGAGTCCATGAGGACACGGATGTTGTTAGGCTGCGATGTAGTTTGGTCATCCGCGTCAGCGCCGCTAAACATCATAGCTGCTCGCTGGCCCCCACCATCGCCGTCCCTGACTTCAAGAAGCAGATCAGCATCGTCGCCAGGCTCAGCCCAGGCGGTGATGGTACCAACGTTCAGCCCGTCATGCTGATCGGAGTAAATCTCCAACATCGTGAAGGAGGACGAGGTGCTATCCCACCTGATCTTCTGCGAATCACCAGCTATACCGGAGGGGCGGTCGAACTGGATGCCCTGGGCGTAGATAGTGCCATAGAAGAAAGGGGTGCCGCCAATCGGCAGCTTCGTGGTGATGCCCGCACCAACCCCATAGTTGTTGGCCGAGCCGTCATACACCCGAAGGCCGTTGGTGCCATCGAGTTCCACGCGTGCGCCTGAGGCAGAGGTCTTGATCGTGCCCGAGAGCGTCACCGTAGCGGACAGTGTGCCGGTGCTAATGAAGCTCGCAGACAGCGTGCCCGTGTCGATGGTCGAGGCGTTGAGGTGGCTGATGGTCGTAACCGAGGCGTCCACCACCGCAGGGGTGCCAGTGACCACCGTGCTGGCGGTGGAGGTTCCGCCACCTGAAACACGGGAGTACGCCTTGACCGCGAAGTGGTAAGTCGTGCCGGTTGCAAGCTGCGTCCCGCCCGTGAGCTTGTTGACGATTGACTCTAGGTTCTCGGTAGTAGCGACCAAGTAGGTGTCATCAGCCGTAGTCGGGTCGGCAGCTTCTCGTGCAAATACCTTGTAGTAAAGCGGGTCAGAAGTGCCGGTGGAGGCATCCCACTTCACCTTGATCCACCCTGGGCCGGAGACCAGGGTAATCGAGGGAGTAGAGGGAGTGCCTCCATCCGACGTTACTTCAGAGTAGTCAGGAGGAGCCGTGACAATCGTGACCGGATCAGTAGCCGCAACCACTTGCTTCCCGCTAAGGGGATCGAAGTTGACGGTGTAGACATGATCCTGCGTCGGAGCCGACGGCATAATCATGAAGTCCTGATCCGGTTCCAGATCATCGAAGATCGACAGGTCGAGGTCTCCATCGACCCGCAGATTATCAACGGTCAGACCCTGCGGGAGGTTAGTTGCCGGAGTGATTTGCTGGTGAGGAGTAGCCGGGGGTGCCTTGGGCTTATCGTCGTGCTTGCCCTTCACGCCCTTGTGCTTATCCTTTTCCGGTTTCTTATCCTTCCAGTCTGGAATCTTCTTCGGCATCTACCCTCCTTATACGCGTCCCGGCCTCATTTCCTTGTATGCCAGGGCGGACGGCCCAATGCTTACGCGCTTGATGCCCGTCTTGTTCGCCTGGTACACCTTGAAGCCGAGGTGCGTGGAGCGTTTGTTGAATTTGAGTCTCCGGTTCTGGAAGGCAGCTTTCCACACCTGCGAGGAGTTCTTCGCACGCGTGATGGGCCACTTGCCAGAGGAGAGCGTTGATAGTTCGTTGAACCCTACCATCGAGGCGAACTTGAGGTAGTTATCCTCATAGTCGAACACACCGTATTGCAGCATCAGATACGCCTTGATCTGCGTCACCGTGACAGGCGATGCAGGGAAGGGGTTAGGGCTAGTACTCTGTCCGGTCTTGAGTCTACCATTAGTGCCTGAGGCACTCTGGACGATAGACACGGAGCCAGTGAGAGCCACTACTCGGAATCCAAGCCAGTAGGAACCGGCATCGAGGTCATCGTCAGGCATTGGCAGGGTTACATCTTCGTTACTTCCAGATAGCGTAGCCGTAACCTGCTCGCTTATCGAGAACTGAGTGTCCGGGCCGGACGAGTCGTTGTAGACAACAGCCTCAAGCGTGATGGTTCCAGTTCCGGTGAGGCCAATCACCATCGAGTCAATCCGTCCGTCGTCCGTAGACGTGAACTTCGACACATACAGGTCACCCACCGTGAGGCCCGTTGCGGAGCCGCTGGTGGTAGACCCGCCAAATGCCGTAGTGTCCAGGCCGTACTGCACGTACTTGCCCGTGATGGAATCCAGCCGGTACTGCATCTGCATCTGCTTCCAACGCTTCTTGTACTGCGGGCGTCCTACATCATATCGCTTGGACTCCCAAAACAGATCGGGGCCAAGCTGGTCATCGGCGGCGTTGATGAGGTCAGTCGTGATGGTATCAAGGCCGTCGGCGTAGAACAAGTCCGAAGCCGAGCAGAACCGGCCACCCGTGAGTGACTGGTCGGTGTCGGAGAGCTTGTTCACGATGTAGATAGTCCCGATGTTCTCCTCCTCAGGCGAACGCACCGCACCGTGGAAAGCGAAGTTGGTGAGCGTGGTGAACGCCCTCCGCTCCAGGTTGATAGCCAGCGCCAGGTGGTCGGCAGGATCGCCGCCCTCAGCGTTAGTGGTGTTGTCCGTTTTGTCGGGGCCAGTCGGGGGTTCTGCTGCATCGGAGTACAGGAAGTAGGTGTTCTTGTAGAGCATCGACCATGCGCCGTAGGTGCGAGGCAGCGACTTCTCCATCGCCTTCTCGTACCAGTCGCCCATGCGATCCTCGGTCAGATCGAAGCACTCATTGCCATCGAAGAACCAAACACCCTTGGAACCCGCGAAGATGACTCCATCCTGGTAGGGCTGGAGCACCATGGGGTTCATCGCACCGTCCGGACAGTCGATCTTTCGGAGAGCGAAGTTGCTCTCGTCCGTACCGAAGATGCCGTACAACTCGTCCTCCTTGAACACTGCGAGGCAGGTCGGGAGGCCGATCATCGCCGTGATGGGGCGGATCGGGGGAGTAGTGGACGGGATGAGGATGTGGTCTCCGTCAACGGTGTGGTCGAGAGCCTCGGGTTCAAGGATGTCTGAGAACCACACACGCGCAGCGGAGAACGGCTGTGCCTTGTTCATATAGGGGTTGTTAGCATACCACTGGCGACCAGCGAACGTAGCTGTAATCCAGCCGAAGTCCTTGGCGTCAGAGGTCATCTTAGTCCGGTCGCCCTTCATGTTGATGGCGACGTACTTGTCCTTGTTGCAGGTTACGAGTGCGCTAGCGGCCAGCGTAAGCTGGGTATCCGAAGCTATCGTATCCACGATGCCGATGTACTTGAAGTCGTCGGCCCGAAACAGCGCCCACTTGTCGGTGCCGCTGGCAGGGTCTAGCTGCCGCTTGAACTTCGTGTTGGCACCGTTGACCTCGGTTTCGCCGGAGACACTCGTGATGGTGCCCTTGGCGACCCTGCGGTCGAGAGGACGGGTGGACTTGATAACGTAGTCCCGACCCGTGCTGCCGTTGGTCACTGCGAACAGTGCGCCATCGACCAGCGTGATAGCGGTGTCACTGTCCACACTCTTGACCTGCCCAATGTAGTTCTTACCGGCTCCAGTCGCCTCGTCAGCGATGGCATAGAGGAACATGCCAGCCTCTACGTTAGTCGTCCAGGAGGTGCCCACGCCAGTAACTGAGGTGCTGTCCTGGGAGGTGGACTTGATCTTGCCGGTGGAGTAGTTGTCGAGTGCGCCTCCACCCCAATGCCCGAGTGAGGTCTGCCCCTTGGCGGAACCGAAGTTCTGCACGCCAATGAGCGCCCCACCCCGCATGTGCGAGGAGGTAGCAACCTTGTACCGCTTCGGCTTACCGCCCGCCGTGAGAGCACCGAAGAACACAGTCTGAGGACTCTGCTCATCCCACTTCATCCGGTTGAGGGAGGAGTAGGAGGTGTCCAGCGCGGTGATGTAGGAGGCGGAATCGGTGCCTTCCAGGACGGCTACACGCCACCTGTAGGCCGGGTCATCCGTCGCAACAATGCCAATGAAGCGGGTGGTCGCGGAGGTAGGCCAGCCAGTAGCAGGCTTTACCGGGCCGCGACGATCCATTGCGTTCTCTCTATGGAGAAGTATATCCTCCAGCCACCGAGCCTGTCCGTCCGGGATTTCCCAGGGTGCTTTCTGCTGGTTCATCCCCTCCGGGCAGATCGGCAGATCGGCAATGGTAAGCATTTACTCTACCCAATCTTCCTCGTCAGTCACGAGGATAGAGTCCGGGCGATCCCACTGCTTCTTGAACAAGTCCTGCCGCATAAGCTGGAGTTTGTTCTCAAACTGCCCCTGGAACATGGCCGCGTTCTCCGGGTCATCCTCCTGCGAGTGCAGCTTGTAGATCGCACCCAGGGCGATGAGCCTGTGATGGCGCGAGGGAAGCAGGATAGCCGAGGCGGTGTCGTTGTCGTCCACTTCCTGCTGCACCTGGAGATAGGTGAGACGGAAGTTACCGCTGGTCGGAATCGGGTAAAGGTAGAGTGCGTCCCCCAGGAAGAAGTAGCGGTAGGGGGTGCCGGTGGCGTCCAGTGAGGAGGCGGCGTTCTTGTAGTGCTCGTCACGCCGCATCCAGGAGATACCCCGGCCATAGTCGTCAGTGTTGATGATGTCCAGCACGGAGGAGAGTTCCGGGTTGCTACCCAGGTCTACCTCGCCCGTGGAGCTATCGACATCCGTGGAGGCGTCGAGCGCCACCGAGACCTCAAGGAAAGGCCACGGCTCACGGGTGCAAATCTCCTGGAGCACGTCGTTGATGACGGCTACCTTGTCGTCATCCTCGATATCCTCAAAGCCGTGCAGATCGAGGATATCCATGATTTCTTGTACGGTCATTAGATACCCTTCGGTACGAAGATTTGCGGTGCCTTGACACCCTGGGCCTCGATCATGATGTCGGCGTAAGTCTCAGCCAACTGCTCTGATCGCTTCTCAACTTCACGGCGTCGGCGTCTGTCGTCGGCCATGATCTGATCCAAAACTTTCTGCCCATGCCTGCGCGTATTCGCGGCATCGGCCCTGCGGACGGCTTCCTCAGGTGTGGGGAGTTCGCGTCCGAAGCCGAGCACCGGGAGGGGCTTTTTCCCGTGCGGCATCTTGACGAAGATACACCAGTCGCCGTTCTCGTGCCTCCCGAACATGAGGCGTTCGTCGTACTGGCTCACTGCGCGATGTACCTTCATAGGAGCCATGTCCACGACACCCTGCCCAGGCAGCCAAATCCTTTCGGATGGCTTCATTTGCATGATGATCCTGCTTTCATGGTAGTAGGTGGGAAGCTGGGGGTGGATGAGAGGCTTCCCATAGTTCACCCACCCCCAACTCAATTCGGCTTAGTAGCCGAGGTCAGTCAGGCCAATCATCTTGGCCGAGGTGTTGCGACGGTCAGCGATGACCTCCATGTCGCGCTGAAGCGCCCACTCCCACATGTCGTAGCCGGTAATCCAATGAAGGAAGTGACCGTCCTCGTCAAGCGGGGCGAAGTCGGCGTCCGCAGCGATGCGAATGGCCTTCTCGTCCGGCAGGAACACCGAACCGAGAGGACAATCCACGTCACCAATGAACGCGCGATCCATGAAGTTCAGGACGCGGAAGCCGCCCTCCAGCTTCATAGGCTCAACAAACTGAACCTGACCCTGAAGCTCCTTGAAGTAGTCACGAATGACACCGAAGGAGGAGTAGATGGCAGCAGGCTCCTTGCCAGCCACAAGGCGAACCTTGTTGAACAGGGCATGGAGGTTATCCGAGTCGAACGTACCACCAGTGTCGTCAACCTGACCCTGCCAGTCAGAGAGGCCAGGATCGGTCGGGTCAAGCCCGCCGAACTCAGCCGCCGAGATAATGGCAGACAGGCCGGTGACACCAGCGTTACCGCTGGAATCGATGGTGCCACGGCGGACGAAGTAATCGCCAGCGTCAGCACCCGCCTCGTCAGCTTCCATCGTCACCGTCTTGGTGGCGACATCGACATCCGCCACGACCATGGCCGCAGCGTTCTCGATGGACTGGAAGTCGTCCGTGGTGTCCAGCCGCATGCCCGGATAAATCCAACCCTGCGCGAGCGAGGAGTCGTCATCTTCCAGGACATAGACGCCGGAACCGGAGTCCGTCTTGATTCTTGCGAGAGCCGCAGAAGCGTTGATCGGGGAAGTGGAGTCCGTGAAGGCACCGCCACCAGCCGTGTTCACATCGTAACCACCGTAGACCTGGCGAGCCAAGTCCTTGCGGAGGTCACGCTGGAGGCCGTCGGCCTCAAACTTCAGCGTTCTTGCGAAAGCAGCAGCATTGCTGCGGGTGGAGCGGACGGACTGACCCGTCACTTCTCCACGACCGTAGAGCGACTTGAGGTTGAATACCGCACGCTCGGGGCGCTGGGAACCAGCCGCCGGGAGAGCACCGCGCTCACGCGCAGGCCCAATTCCGCCGGTTCGTCCCAGGTCGAGTGCGACAACAGCCTTCAAACCCTCCACGATATTATCGGCACTAGCCTCAAGGCGCTTGAGAATCAGAACCTCGTCCGAAATCTGGCGGACGATGCCCGGAATGTAGAACTCCTTGAGCAGTGCCTCGATGGTATCCCTACCGGCACCAGCCATGTGGGGTTACCTCCTTATCGAGGGTTGAGGTTTCCTAGGTTACCCTCCCATCAGGTGTCGAGCGCGTTCAACAGCGAGAAGGTGCGCCTGGTCGATGCCGGTAATCTCGACGGGTGCCTCAGAGTGAGGGGCACCGCCGCTACCGCCAGCCGACCTCGGAGCAGACTTCTTCTTAGCAACATAGTCCGTGACAAGACGGTCGCGCACGCCATCGAAGTATTCCTTCGCAGCGAACACGTCACCACCCGTAGAGGCGGCGATCTTGTAAATCACGTCCATGTCGTCATCATCCATGCTCGGGTTGTCGCGGCGAAGTTTCGCCACGTCCTCCTCGATTTCACGAATCTGACGATCCATTGCTTCGGTGCGCGCACGCTCGGCCTTTTCAGCCTCCTGCGCGGCACGCCACTGTTTCAACTCGTTCAACTCCTGAACGAAGGGGTTGTCCTCGTACTCGCTGAGGTCATATCGCTCTCCCTCGGTGGTTGTCTCCTCGATCTGCCTAGTGGCTTCACGGGAGGCAGCAGCCGGTGACATACCCGCCTGCTCCAACGCAGCGGAGAGTTCCTGATGAACCTGCATAGCGAACTGAGGATCAGAGCCAAGGTTCTGAACAAACTCATACGCTTGGCGGGCCTCTGCGGGATCGACTCCCTCAAAGGCTCTGCGGAGTTCGGCATTCGCCTGACTCTGCTTCGTGGAAAGGCGCTGGAACGACTTGTAGGCGGTGACCACGCGCTCGCGTGCATCGCCCTCAAGCCCCTCAAGCAGGCTTTCCAGATCGGCCCTAGGGATGAAGTCCTCCTCCTCCGCTTCAGGTTCAGCGGGGGACTCAGTTGTTTCATCGTCAGCCGTTGGTGCTTCCTCCTCTACGACCTCGGATTGTTCCTCGGCTTCGACTTCCGGTTCCTCGTCAGGCTCCGAGCCGATGCTAAAGAGTTCCTTGGCCGCAGCAGCGGCAGCATCCAAATCTACGTAATCTTCGGGCATTTCTGCTCCTTAGGTTAGCGGAGTGCCATTAGCTTGTTCCGCGATTGAGAGGCGGGTGTTCGATGACCTCATACTCCGCCTCCTCTATCTCCTCCTCGCGCCGGAGCGCGCTGGAGACAGCCCCTTCCACAACACCCTTCGCTAGTGCGCGTAGAGCCTCGTGGTCGAGTGCGGGCCTGTCGGAATCCTTCCGCTTCAAGCCCTGTGCTAGATTGATCTTGTCCGTTAGGACTCCCACGCCTGTCATCAGGTCGCGGGCAGCTACCTCCCCGTCCTCCACCTTCTGTCGCCATTGGCTCAGAGCGAGGTCACGGGCTGAAGTAGCGTCTGTGATGAACTGCTCGGCTTGTGCCTGCGCCGCCGTTAGGATAGCGTCGGGCACGCCGTCATGCTTCCACTCGTCCCGCCAGGTCTGGAGCGTCCCCTTGGGGATGCCCGTCTCCCGAGCGGTGCGGGTGAGGTTTCCATCGTTGAGGGTTAGGGAGCGGAGTGCCGCCCCCTTCGCCTCATCGTCGTATTTACTTTTTCGTTGAGCCACTTGGCTTCTCCCTCGCCGTTTTCATGGCCTGCGCGTGGGCTTCTTCAGCCTGGGCAGCCTTTTGTTCGGCATGAGACATTTTCTGGAGCGTTGATGCCTGAGATACAGCGTGCTTGTCAGCCGCCATCTGCATGTTCAGCATCTGCTCTGCCTCGGTGAGAGGATCGTTTCCAGCTTCGTCCTGGTCTGCCTTATCAATCGAGTCGGTAACCCACGTCTCCATCGGCTGTTCAGCCATTTCCTCAGGAGTAACCTGGATACCAGCCTTCTCCAGAATCTTCGCCGCTCCAGTGACACCAGTAGTGCCCTTGATAGCGAAGTTGACTCTCGGAGCCTGACCTTCCGGCATCGGTTCCTTGGACTTAGCCTGTTCCTGCGTCAGCGTGGCATGAAGCTCAAACCGGCGCTGCGCCTCGGGGTCTAGTTGCTCGTACTCGACGCTGACCATGAAGTCGTGAAGCACGTCGAGGTGAACTGCGTCGTTGTCCATGATACCAGGCGAGAACGCCGCCGTCTCCAGAATCTGCTGCATTTCCTGCTCGCTCTGGAGGGGCTGGCCCGTCGTTGGGTTGATACCCTGCATGAGAGCCTGCTGCGCCTGGCGTACCGCACTCATGTTGATCGGCTCACCCTTGATGAGCTTCTCAATCTCACGGTATGCCTGATCCTCGTCGGAGGCGTACTTAGCGGCCACCGACTTCATATCAGCTAGGTCGTAGTATTTCCACGCCTGATGAGGCTGGAGAACACCTCGGTCAACGTAGGAGTCGATCCGGGCCTGCCGTCCTGCACGAGTGCGAGGAAGGCCAGAGCCTGACTCAGCGGTAACATCGACTCCTCCCTTGATGTCGGCACCCTTGAACTTCTTGACCTGCATCGACCCGCCGCCGCCCCTGATTTTGAGGAGGCGAGGCTCAACGTAATACTCCTGCGCGAGTATGAGCAGGAGCTTGGACGCACGCGCGAGCGAGGTCTCGATGAGCTTGATGGTCGGCGCAAGCCGGTCGGTTGCCATTTCTTGAAGCAGGTCGATAGCGACGCCCGCTTCCACATTCGGGGGCACGCGGCCCTCAGAGACTTCATTGAGGCCAAACACGTCCCGCAGCCGCATGGTCACATCCTTGAGATGCTCAAAGACGTAAGGCGGCATGCTCGGGAGGTTCTCGACCTCGGGGCGCATCCCAGCGATAGGCTGGAACTCATAGACGGCACCTGGCTCGTCGGTGATTCGCTGCTTGAGCGAGCCGACGGGTGCCCACACCCTAGGTTTGATTGTGAGGTTCTTGTACTGCACGATCTGGCTGATCGTCCGGTTGAGTTCCTTCTGGAGCGGGCGCGCCATGGTGACCAGGGCGTCGTCATAGATGCTGCCAGGAACCCTAACGCCGTTGAACTTGACCAGCGGCAGTTGGTTCGTGGGGAATTCCCACGGCTTGTCGTAGAGAATGTTCTGCTTGTCGTCAACCGCCTCGCCAGGCTTACCTACGCCATCCTCCACCCACACGACGTAGCGCCCCTTGGGGAGCGCAGCCTGCGGGAGGAAATAGCCGAAGTAGACCTTCTTGACAGTCTTGGCATCGGAGCCAGAGTTGGCTGAGCCGTCGCCCATCTTTAGGGCTTTGTCCGGCTCGGTCGGCACCGCGTCTGCCACAACATCCTTGCCGAACCGGGCCTTGATTTCGTCCGGCGACATGGAGTGCTCGCAGATTGCGAACTTGGCTTCGGTGTACGTCTTGGCTGCGGGATCGACCCACACCTGGAAGGGTGAGAGCACGTCCACGCGCACGTCGCCAAGGAACACCGTCTGATCGGAGTAGTCCTCCGGCAAGCCCATCTGCTGTAGCTGCATCTTGTACTGCGTGATGAGCGCGTCGTTGGTGATGACGCTGCCATCCATAGGGTTCATGGTGAACTCCATGGGAAGTCCTGCTTCCTCATCCCACGAAATCTTCCACCAGCCCTGTCCGCCGACAATAGACCACAGGAGGGCTTCCTCCAGTTTGTCGTCTAGTCCGAGCGAGACCCACCAGTCCTCCAGCAGAAACTCACTCATCTGCGCCGCCTTCACGTCCCCTGTCGAGGACGACTGTGGCGTAGCCGACATAACCGGCTTCGTCTTGGTCAGTTTCGCAAGGAGAGTCTGGACGCCTGGAGTGATTTGGTTGGCGGTAAGCCTCACTCGATAGCGGGGCTTCTCGCCCTCCTCAGTCGGAAGGGTCTCCAGCCTGCCCGCCTTAGAGACGTAACAGTACTGGTTGTTCCGATAGAAGGCCAGGTTCAGCTTCCAGTCGTTTTCCAACTTCTGACGGTGCTTCTTGAGTTCGTCTAGTTTCTGCGTGAGGTCAGCGGCGGTCTTGAGGTCGCTGATAGACTTGCTACTCGCAGCGTTCTTGTTGGTAGACGCCACCTAACCCTCCTTACATTACTTCGATATCGTTTGCGATGGCATCGGCCTCAGCCAGTAGGCGCTGGGCCTCGGCTTCACCGATGAGTCCTTCTTGGAGTTGGAACTCGATGTCCTCCTCCTCCTCCGTGGTATACATGCGGCGGGCTGCTTCGCGGACATCCTTGATCGCCGCGTCGCCAGGCTCACCCCACTCCGCCAGAGCGGGAGGAAGTTTGGGGGCGGACACCGGAGCGCCGCCACCCGTCATGAGTACGTAATTCTGTAGCTGGGCGTAGCCAGCCCTAAGGAAGTCAATCTCCTCCTGAAGCAGTTGCGCCTTCGTTTTCCACGGGAGCCGCATCCTTCACACCCCCTCCGAGGTAAGCGCGGAGAGAGTCGAGGCTCTCGGAGATACTGACCTGCTCGGCCAGTTCCTCGTTGCGCTTCGTGAGGTTCTCGATTTCCACTTTCATTGCGTTGACCTGCACCTGGGTAATCATGCCCAGCGCCTTGCCGATCTTCTCGCCGCAGCCGGAGCAGACGTACTTGCGCCCGCGCAGCTTGTCGAAAACGGTGGCAGCCACTAGGTTGTAGCCGGTGTCAACCACGCGATGTCCTGGGTGTGTCTCACAGATGAGGCACTTGCCAGGCTTCAGCATTCGGTCTTTGTTGCAGAGTCTAAATGCCATTAGAACTCAACTCCCATCTCAGGGTCGTAGTTGTCCCGCCGTGGTCTACGGTGCCTGTCTGCAAGCTCCTGTAGAGTAAGCGGTCTTTCCGTATGATCCTTACTGTCCATGTGGGGCAGCAAGGAGGCAGCACTTCGGATGGCGATTTCCACCGCATCAAGACAGTCATCCTTGGTGTTCTTGAGGGCGGAGTCGTAGTCGAGCCACTCCTCAATGAACTCCCGATGCATGTGTCGGTGAATCCTCATTCTCCCCATCTTGAACAGGGGTGCCATCGAGAGGATTCTCTCGGATTTCTTTCCACTTGCAAACACCGGAATAACCGGGGGGAACCCAGGCATTCGGCTGATCTGATCTGCCAGCACCTTCTGATAAGCCTGCGACTCAACGCCGATGACTTGCGGACGGTACTGGTTCCACCACTCGTACACCTTCTCCACCTGTTCGTGAAAAGGGATGCGTCCTGACCACAGACGGAGCAAGAACGCCTGACCGCCATCTTCGGTGACGCCGATCAGTGCGATAGCGAACTTGTCCGCTGTGTCCGCCAGCGAGACCGCAGGGTCTACGCCGATGTACGTGGTGAGTGCGTACTTCTTGGGATTATCCGGACGACGCGGGATAGTGATGACATCGAGGTCAGCAGAATCCTGGTCGAAGGTGAAGTATTTGAGCCACTCGCCTGACAGTTCTTTTCCCGCCATGGAGTCGAAGGAGGCCATGTACTCTTGCTTGAATAGCAGTGGATGGTATGAGAGTTTTACTTCCTTCCACTCCTCAGCCGGGAAGTGAGGGTTGTCAATCGAGCGATATTCCACCGTCCCTACTTGTGGGTTTGTGGTGCCGGATGGCCCCCAAAATAGGTCGTAATACCAGTTCTTCCCTCGCGGGGTCGTGGTGCAGACGACCAGGCCCACCTTGTCGGAGAGCGCAGGTCGCGCAATGTTCCACGCTTCCTCGTCCGGGATTAGCGCCGCCTCATCGATCCAGAGGATGTCGAGACCGGCACCTACCAGCTTGTCGGGCCGCTCCGCCGTCTTGAACTCGATGAGCGATCCGTTCGTGAATTCGATATACATGTTGCCGCGATTCTCGGTGTAGTCCTTCCCCTCAATGAGGTTGGACGCCTTGAGAACCTTGCGGATTGCGTGTAGCGCCGCGCGGCCAGATGAGCGGTAATCAGGAGTGAGAACCCAAATATGAAGGGGATCGTCCGAATCTCGCCCGTGAGCGTCGTGGTGAAACTCCGTGGGATGCGAAGCATAGTAGACTACCTCCCACGCTGCTGATAGAGTCTTTCCGCCTCGTCTACCTGCGACGAGCGAACGATATCTACGCAGCCTTTCCTCAACCTGGCTAGCATGAAAGCAAACTTGCCAGATGTGGGGGTAATAGCCTTGCTCCGCAAACCATAGAAACTTTGGTGCGAAGGGTGCGATAATTCTTGCAGCCTCGGATTCTTCCACGAAGGGAAGTCCCTCTGTTGCGCGGACACGTTTAGGAGAGCCGGTCAACGAGGCCAAGTTTCAGCGCCTCCTCGGAGTCGATCAACCAGTCGTTCTTGTGCGCCCGCCGCTTGATCGTCGCCATGGTGAGGGTGGAGCGTTCCGCGAGGGACGCAAACACCTTGTCCTGTAGCCGCTTGGTGTGAGCGAGGCGATCCTTCTGATCGGCGTAGCTGCCGAAGCCCGGATCGAGCGCCGCCTCATGCACCAGCAGAAATGCGTTCTTCGCCATCACACGCTCGTCCGCCGCCTGAAGCAGCGTAACGGCCATGCTCATGGCGTAGCCGAGCACCTTGATCGTGACCTTGTGCCCAAGCTCGCGGAGTTCGTTGATGTAATCGTACATGCCGAATCCAGCGTACCCGCTTCCCCCCGGAGAGGTGAGCAGGATGGTGATGTCACACTTCGGGTCGCGTCTATGGAAGATACCCAAAGTCTGAATGGCCTTGTACGCGGTCTGATCTGTAATCTCACCAGCGAAGGTGAGGATGTTGTCCTCGGGTGCAGAGTTCGCCGCAACGTTGTGCTCGCGTCGAAGCTCCGCCACTTTCAGTTCGGCGTAGTCTCCCTCAAATTGGGAGTGTCGGGTCTGTGCGCGAAGCAGGTCGAGACGTGCTTCACGGAGTTCGTCAACTGCGCTCATGGTGTCCTTTCTGGCAGCTATGCCGCCGTCATTGGGGGGCTTGTTTCACCCCTGCAAAGCCGTTATTGGCTCTCCACATTCGGTTCAATTGGTGTCGGTCGAGGCCGAGTGTTCGGCCATACTCCCGGAAGTGAGTCTTGCTCCAGTAGTCCGCAGACCCCTCGTTGAAGTTCACGGGGTCAGAGGTGTAGTTGTGCCCAAGCTCGTGTCCGAGAGTGAACAGGCTGCGGCCCCAGCGTTCCGCTCTAGCCTCGTTGTTGAGGGGGCGGTAGATGCCCTGGGTATTGAGCCTGTTGATGCGGTTCAAGATGTTCCCCGGCTGCTTGGCTAGTATCAGCCAGTTCGGGGTGTCGTCGGGCCAAGTCTGGCCCTGCTGCTCCCACTGTGCATCGCGGGAGCGAAAGCCTGCCATCCCAAAGAGGGGGTTAGCCCACTTGAGGTTTGCGAGTCTGCTCGGGGTGAAGGGAGTCCCCCCGAATTGCGGCTGTGCAGCCAGGCTATCGTAGAGTCCCTGCGCCAGTTGCCGAGCGGTGGGTGCGTCTCCTTCCGCCATGGCTTCCTTAGGGTCGTGGGTCGAAACAGCTAGGACAATTGCGCCAATAGTAACGGCAGCTATGCCCCTTCTTGCAAGTCCAGTCATCCTTGGGGATATGGCGCGGAGCCGGTTTAGACCCCGCACCAGTACCCCCTTGGACGTGTGTGTAGATCGTCATTACGCGACGGCAGGTGCCACGCGCAGGTTCATCGCGGAAGCGGTGCCCCCAGCCAAGTCCTGCGTCGCAACTGCGGTAGCGAGAACCTCGCCACGGTTAGCGAAAGAACCCCGGTCAGAGACCTGACCATCGGGGCAGGTAACCACATGGGAGGTCGTGCCCCCCGTAGTGACAACGACAAGCGCGTTGGCAGCGGTATGCGCCTCAACAGCAGTCTTGACGTTGGCGATGGTCTTGCCGGTCGGAACCACCATGAGGATGCGATTGGCCGCATCGACACTCACGGTGACTGAGGTGTAAGCGAGTTCGACCTTGCCACGCGGCGCTCGGATAACCACATCGAAAGCGACGCCGTTGGTCTTGCCGGTGAACTTCAGGGCGTCGGAACCCCCCTCAGCAGTGATGCCGGTAAGCTCAGCATAAGCCTTAGCGGAGCGGCCACCCACGGAATCCCCGAGAGAAGCCACGATATCGGTCGCATTGGCGTTGATTTCCGCAACCACGTCAGCAGCGGTGGAGAGGACGGTCGAGCCGTCGGTGTCCACAGCGAGAGTGACCGTGCGGTCGTCCCCCGCCTCTGCATAATCGATGGCATGGGCCTGGTTGTCGTCCGCAGGAACATCGATGATGATGTTGATGGAGTTGCCAGCGACGCCGACATCCACTGCCTCGACCTTGATTTCCTTGCCAGCGACGCCGGAGTAGAGAACCTTGCTGGCGACCACTGCGGGGTCGGTGAATTCGACCTCACCGTCTGCGGCCTCCACGATTCGCTGAAGTCTATGAAGGGACGCGCCATTCACAGGGCCGGTGATGACCCCCGTGGTGCTAGCCACTGTGTAGCCAGCCTTCTGTGCAGCGTCCACTGCTCTTGAATCTGCCATTTGAAGCTCCTTATTTGCTCGACCCAGGAGTGGGTTGCTCTACACGGCAACGGGCCGCTAGAGGTTGGGGAGAAAATACACCCTCCCACTGTATAGCCGCGTTTTAGGGGGTCAAAACGACATCGGACAGTGAAATATCCCCCAAAAGGGGTACAAAATAAGGCTAATTCGTACCCTAGGAGGCTCTAATCGTACCCTATCGTACCCTTTCCATACCCCCTTTTTGGCCCGAGGCTAACCCGCACACTCGGACTCAGCCAGGGTAGAGAGAATCCGGGGGAATAGAGTCCTCATGTGCTAGAATTGGCTTGAATACAGGGAAAAAGAGTAGGGGTACAGGGTATGTTCAGTCAGATATGTGCTTGAATACGCCAGCAGAGTACTACCCTAGAGGGGGTTTATGCTTTTGAAAGTATATAGATATGCTTTTCGGGTATGCTTACGTTCGGTGTACCCTGGTCTACGTTCTACCCTGGTCTATCTGTAGTGAGCTGCTATGTATCCCTGGTCTACC